CGCAGGTTCAGCGCCAAGCCACTGCTGCAGCAGTGGCTTGGCGCTGCTGGCTATGCTGCCCTCCTCCACACGGAGGAGGAAGCGTGACCGTTTGTTCCGTTCTCTGGCCCGCTGCCTTGCTGGCCTTCTTCCTGGCCGTGTGCTGCATAGCACGCCGATTTTTCGAGGAGTGACTGATGCCTGAACTAGATCAAACAATCGTTGCCAACGATCCCGCGGGAAACCTTGTCGAATGGAATACTGACGCCGAAACAAAGCGACTGCTGACGCATTACAGGGACAATCCGACGCGGATCACGACGGCCGAAAGTATGCTCTCGTTTGTATGGCACGTCGGCGTGATCAGTGGGCGCATTGTGCGAAAGGATGCGGACTAATGGATAGCACCGAGTTCCGCGAATGGCTGGGTAGTGAACTCGCTACCCAACAGCTCTCCGCAGCTCTGGCGGAGAGTGAGGACGAGAAGCTCTGCTCTGCCTGCGGGGAGCCGATCACTGAATACTTCAGCTACTACGGCGTCGAGGATGCCATGGAGCCGATGTGCTCCACCTGTGGCAGAGAGATATGGGGGATGGACTGATGGAGCGACTGCAATTGTTCGCCGAGACGTTTGGGATGATCGCCCACGAACAGGGCAAGCCGGCCATCCCCACCCTTGATATGAACCTGCCTGATCTTATCGGGAGCCTGCCGGTAGGCAATGGGGAGCCGATCCTGGATGCCTGGCTGCGTGGCTGGCATAAGGCCCGCCTACTGTCCACGCAAGGAGAGGACTGACATGGAGCAGACACAAGTTACGCCGGACCTGAACACCTACCAGATCAACGAGCACTGCCGCGATGGGTACCAGTGGCTGGATGAGTTTGAGACGGCGTTTAAACGGGCCTTCGTCTATAACCCTCTGCTCGCCAAAGCGTGCGAAGGGCTGATGGAACAGATGAAGGAGGCCCACGGCCGGCTGATGGATCGCTGCCCCGTCCTCTGCGGCCAGGACATGGGCTTCGTGGAAACCTGCCAGTGCTGGCGGTGTACCTTCTGCGATGAGTGTGATCCGTTCTCCGACGAGCCGACATGAGTACCGTGGCACCCAGACGCAGAACAACAAAGCTTACCGTCACCGAGATGGCCGCGGCAAAAGGGGTCAATACCTCGGCCATCCGTCACGCCATCCGCCGGGGTCAGCTCCCCGCCGTCAAGGTCGGGAAGACCTGGCTGATTAGCAAGATGGATGCGGAAGCGTGGCAGCAGAAGAATACGTGGACGGGCAAGAAGGGGGACACAGAATGAAAACTGTTATGACACTAGACGGAGCCGCCCGCGCTCGACAGGTATTTGCCGTTGTGCGAACCGTCAGCCAATACAGCGAAGCGCAGCTCACGAAAGTCGAAGGGTTCGACGACCGCTTCTGTATCGAGCTGCCGACCAACTATGGACAGGCAGAGGTTGACGCTCTGTACCACTATGCCAGCGGCGTGTTTGACGCACTCATTACAGTCGGTGCATTGGCTGGCCGATTAGACTGACCGCTGCCGGGTAGCTGTCCTCCTGTTCTTGATCGCAGGGACAGCTACCCGGTAAGCCATCCCTGCCCTACCACGGCTATCGTGACGGCGTAAGCCTTCCCCTCCTTCCGCCGCGTGACCGTTATCTCCGCCGCCAGCGTGTTGACCAAGAGCCTTCTCCCCTCGTCTCCCACCCGCTCCCACAGCTCATCAAACTCCGCTCCCTGGATCATCTGGGGCCATAGCTCGATCAACTCCCGCATGTCTCCAGTGTCCGGCGCTATCGCAAGGGACCGCGCCGCCATTTCCCTGGCCTGCCTCAAGTCCGCTACCACCTTCCGCTCAACTGCCACGAGGGCTTCCTGCTGCTCAGCCTGGGCTTCGGCCCGCTGCTCCATCACCCATTCCAACTTCCGCTTCGCCTTCGCCACCTCCGCGGTCCAGTCCGGCCCTGCCGCTGCCTCGCTGGTGCCCCTCTCCGCCGCTATCAGGAGATCCAGGAGGCGAGGGGCTGCAAGGGTCCGCCTGACGAACCCCTTCGCTTCCTGGTGGACGAGAGAACGTGCTATGAAAGGCCGAGGGCTGGTAGCGGTGGACAGCTCGTAGGTGGGCACGCTGCCCTCCCGGTGGCTTTTAGCTGAGCCGAGCCGAACCCTGCCCTCGTGACCCGCGAACCTGAGCCGATCCTTGCACCAGCCATCGGGGCTGCCTGTCTTCGCCCGCTCTTTGTTCCGCCGCGAGAGCACCGACTGCAGCCGCTCCCATTCCTCGCGGCTGATCGCGGCCGGATAGTCGCCGGGGCTGTCGGGCCATACCCATTCCTCGCGGGGCAGGTAGCGCAGGGTCCGGGTGCCGGGCCGATAGTCCACGGTCCTGGCGGGCCAGCCGCAGATGGTGGGCGAGGTGAGAGCGCGGTATAATTTCGTCCGAGGCACGCCGTACTTCTCGACCAGACGACGGAGGCTCATGTGAAACGCATCGTTGATTATCGCCTGAAGGACGGGAAATTCGACGGGGTGTGGAATAGGCACCTTCTGCCGCCGATCCCATTCATAGCCGAATGGCACGGAACCATTGCGGACGCGGCCCTGGCGAACGTGCAGACGGCGCGTGTGCGCTACCCGTTCGCGGAACTTGTTCAGATAGTGGTGAGCGAGGGCTCCTCTGACCTCAGTCAGGAGCAGCTCATCGGCGACGGAGAGATCGACCCAGCCGCCTGGTGTTCGTATCCGAACCGCCTTGTTTATGAACAGATCCTGAATGAGACCGCGCTCGGAGAGACTGCCTCGGCTGATGCGGTCGACATCCATCACGTAGAGGACGGCACCTGCTGAACCGGTCGACACGCAGGCGTCAGGCAATGCACGAATGAGCGCCAGTAGTGCCTGAAACTGCGGTCGACGACTGAGCCGCTCCCCGCTCATCAACTCCTCGCAGACGTGGGCTATCTCTACCCCGTCCTTCGCTGCCAGATCGCAGAGAATGGCCCGGTGCTTCGAGAGCGCGTCGGGATCGTCCTCTTCCGCCCGGCTCTTTCGCAGCAGCATGAAACAGGGCCTATCGGGAAGCATCGTTACTGCCACAATTACACCGGGGGAACATAGAGACTGACGATGAGCAATCGAGGGCATTATGAAGCAAGCAGACCCCGCGTGGGCTACCGTCGTGGAGGAACTCCGTCGCCTTATCCATACCGCTCGGCCCACTGGATCACCGCCCGAGCAATTACCCGCTCCTGCTCCTCCGAGAGCTGATCCCACAGCCGATCAAACAGTTGTGAGGCAGCCCGCCTGACCTCCTCACGCAGGGCCGCGTCCCGGCCGGCCAGCGCTGCCCTGCCACCCTCCGACACCTCGCCCCCCGTGACCGTTTCCATCGCCTCGACCATACTTCGTCCTTGCATCAAGAGCCTGGTGGCTCGCACCAGGAGCGTCTCTAGCTGCCGGTCTACGAGATGGTTGGGCATCACCTCCAGCAAGGGCTTCCCCTCGTCCCCCAGCGCCTCCACGAGCCGTTCCACATCCTTCCCCTCGGGAGCCCGCTCACCTCGATACCAGCGGTTCAGCGTGGCATAGCTCACCTTCCACCCGCTCCCGTTCACCTGCTCCTTGAACTCCGTCAGGTTCAATCCTTTTCGGATTAACGCCTGGCGGAATGCCTTCGACATCCCGTCCCGATAGTGCTGATCCTGCTTCACTCTCAAGCTACTGCCCTCCTATCGGAGAATAGCACAAATGTTGTATTTTCGTCCATTGTCGATTAACCCGATTGACGGCGCAAATCTATATAGGTATACTCAACTCGTAACCCGAATATTCACGGAGGGAAATCCGACGATGGCGAAAAATGCAAACTTCATCCGTCTGTGGGAGCAGGTCCACGGCCCCCGCCGTGAGTTCATCCGCGACTACCGCAAGCGGGGCGAGACCCGCCGATCCGCCGCTCGCCGGGCCGGCGTTGACCATCAGACACTCGCCGGCTGGGAAGACGAGCTGGGCCTGGTCCTGGAGCCCCGCTTCGCTGACGAGATGCTTGAATTATCGGCAAGCAAGGGCTGAACACGGAGGGTTCACATGGAAAAGACGGAGGTCCCTGACCTCTCGGAGATGGCCCGCCTGGTCCTGCCCGAGCTGCGCCGAATTCTCAAGGAGAGACACGATGAGCGGGAGGCCACAGAACACAATCGAAAAGATCCTCTCCCGAATAGAGAAGATCCCAGATAGCTGTTGGATCTGGACTGGAGGCGTTCACCCCTGCGGCTATGGGACGGTTGGCTACCTGGGGAGAAATCACTATGTTCACCGGCTGGTTTACGAACAGCTCGTATGGCCGGTAGGCGAAGGGCTTGAACTGGATCACCTGTGTCGGAACAAAGTCTGCTGCAATCCCCTGCACCTGGAAGAAGTGACCCACGCGGAAAACTGCCGCAGAGGAAATGCAGGGCTCTACATGCGGGTCAAAACGCACTGTGTCCGAGGGCACTCCTTTAATGAAGGAAACACCCGATGGCACCAGGGCTTTCGACGCTGCCGAAAGTGTGCGATTATCGCTACCCGCCACTACAGAGCGAGGAAGAAAGCCAATGCCTGACAAGTTTCCAGTCATTCCCCTGCTTACTGGGGGCAGAGTCTACTCCGTCCGGTCCAAGTCAGTGCAAGGAGCGAGGCATGTCACGGACCTTTCAAGGGCCACCTGCACCTGTCTGTTTGCTTCTTTCAACCGGGGCACAGAGAAACTCTGCGAGCACCAGCAGTTGGCGGTTGAGTGGGAGAGTGAAGTCTCCGAGCTTCAGGAGAAGATGCCCGCTGTCACGGCCCGCCTGCAGACGGAGCGCACCGGAGAGAAGCACCTGCCCCGCGTGCCGGAGATGACGGACGACGAGCTGCGGAGCGTGTTCTCGTGACGGTCGGCCAGAAGGTGCTGTGGAACTGCCGGCCGCGAGTGCTGATCCCGGTCGTCGTTGCTGAAGTCACGCTGGACCGGGTGAAGATCAGGATAGGCCCTGGCGGGGAGGGCGTTGTCAGGTGGGTGGCCCCCGGAAAACTCATCCCACTGCCCGGAGAGAAGTCAGGTGGTACTGTTGGACGAGGAAGCTGAGGATCGAGAGGTTCTAGTCCTGGCGGTGGATGGCTGGACCCGCGTAAGAATGCTCCGCCAGTTGATCCAGTTCGAGCGGGTGGTCGCGAAGCTGGAACAGGCGTCGTTGACAATGCCCATCCGCCAGATGTGCGTCGAGGCCAGGGCGCTGGCAATCACGCTGCAGAAGTGGCTGCGCGAGGCGGTCCCGCCAGCCGGGTTCGTCGAGGTAGGAGAGAGCGAGGAAAAGTAGAAAGCCGGCCCCCCAAGAGAGGCCGGCTGCCCGGTAGTCAGTCACACGGTAATCCCACGAGTGAATTATTGCGTAGCAATGTAGCGTTTGTCAACCTGATGGTTAAGGAGAGAACCTGATGTCCTTACTATGGCCGGTCAACTGGAGTGAAGAGATCCAGCAGAAGCTGCTTGCCCCGTTCCCTGACGAGATGATCGAGGTTCGGGAGGGCAAGTTCTTCTACGTGGACGCCCGCGCCGTCCAGAGCCGCCTCGACGAGGTGGTGGGGCCGGCGAACTGGAGCTTCGACTATTCAGTGTTGCACGCGGAGCAGGGCGGCGTCGGCATCAAGGGCTGCCTCACCGTCCTCGGCGTCACCAAGTGTGATGCCGGTGAACACTGGCGGGCCTCCGACCGGGACAAGATCGAGGTGTTCAAGGCCGCCGTCAGCGATGCCCTGAAGCGCGCCGCTGTCCACTTCGGCGTGGGCCGCTACCTCTACGAGCTGGAGGTCGCCCGCGCCGGGAAGATGACCCAGGCCGAACGAGACGCAGCGGCCAGGAAGGCCGGCTATACCGGCGACCCCGAGGTTCACGACCTGCCCTGCTCCGTCTGCGGTGCTGACGTGGACATTGACCTGGCCCGCAAGTGCCAGCGCACCTACGGGGGCCGCGTCTTCTGCGTCCGGCACAAGGCCGAGCTGGACGAGGGCGTGAAGGCACAGACCCCGGCCTCGTTCTGCTGCGAGTGCGGCGATGAGGTGACGGACCCCCGCGTGCCGCCGATCAGCCTGCAGAAGTTCGGAGCGGTCTACTGCGTCCCCTGCGGCAAGGCGAAAGCGATGCAGGAGAAGGCTCGCATCCCGGCAGGGACTATAGCGGGCTAGTTCTCCGCCCCAGTTTTCCATCCACTGCCCCCGGCGCCGCGGTCTGACGCCGGCGGGCTAATACCACAGGACCGAAAAAAGTGAAAGTGGACCGTGCAACCTACGTGTTGCTGACCAGTCTTCGCAACTGCGCTATCTGCGGCGTGAAGCTGACGAAGCAAGAGAAGCACGAGAGTGTGAGCCGATACGAGACGCTGCTGTGCAAGCGCCACCAGCAAGAGCGAGCGGAGGGGGAGAGGTGAACCTTGAACACGTCCTCTCCCTCCTTCAGGGGGTCAAGCCATCGGCAGGCGGGTATGTCGCCCGCTGCCCGTCCCACGACGACCAGCACGCCAGCCTCTCGATAGGCGAGGGACACAACGGCGGAATTGTCATCAAGTGCCACGCGGGCTGTGTCACGGCCGACGTGTTGGCGGCAATGGACCTGACGCTGCGCGACCTGGCGCCCGTGACAGCAGCGGGTTCCACGCCCGTCACCGTCTACCGCTACGACAACGAGCGGGGCGAGCCCGTGTTCGAGGTGGTCCGCACCCCGGATAAGCGGTTCTGGCAGCGACTGCCGGGAGCGGAGAAGGCAGGGCTCGGGGACACGCCGCGCTGCCTCTACCGGATACCGGACCTGCTGAAGGCTGATCCGTCCAAGCCGGTGTTCGTGGTCGAGGGCGAGAAAGACGCGGATCGGCTCTGGGCGGTGGGGATGCCCGCGACGACCTCACCAATGGGCGCGGGGAAGTGGCGACCGGAATACACCGAATGGCTGTCCAGCCGTCTTCGTGACCGTTCTTTCGTCATCCTGCCCGACAACGACGAGCCCGGTATCAAGCACGCGAACGAGGTTCTGTCCAGTCTTCGGGGCGCGGGACTGAAGGCGCAGTCAAAGATGCTTCCTCACCTGCCGCCGCACGGGGATGTCTCCGACTGGCTCGCCAATGGGGGTTCACCCGAACAGCTCGCCGAGGTTGCAAGCGCGCAGGAACGGGGGCCGGAGCCAGTCCTGTTCAAGAAGTTCATGACCTTCAAGGAAGCTCTCGTCCAACCCGAGCCGGAGTACCTCGTGGACGGAATGCTGTTCGAGAAGTCTCTGTTTGAGATATATGGCCCGCCCAACCACGGCAAGACGTTCGTGATGATGTCTCTCGGTTTTTCTATCCGCCAGGGAGGCTACTGGTGCAAGCGGGAGATCAGGAAGCCAGGGGCTATCGTTTACGTGAACGCCGATGGGGGCCTCGGCTTCTACGACCGGATGCGGGCGTGGGACTATATGCACCCCGACGAGAAGCCGGAGTATGAGTTCTACACCTACCCTGAGTCCATCAGTCTGCACCGACCCTCCGATATGGTCGAGTTCAGGGCCGCGCTTTCCTATCTTCCACAGAAACCGGCCGTGGTGATCTTCGATACCTACAGCCGCTGCATACCGGGGGTGAATGAAAACCAGCAGGAACAGGCGTCTATGGTAGTCCTCCAGTTGGACCGCATCCGAGAAGAGATCGGGGCGTCTGTCGGTCTTCTTCACCACTCCGACAAGACAGGCGTTCGTGACAGAGGATCGAGCGTGATCCTGGGGGCTTGCGACACGCAGATGCGGGTGGACAAGCAGCACGAGAACATCGTGGTCGTCCGCTGCGAGAAGCAGCGAGACACCGCCTTCTTCGATCCAATCCACTTCACGCTTGACCGGATCGAAGGGACAAACTCTGTCTGGTTGACCCATAGCGAGGCCCCGGTCTCCGAGAAAGAGGAGCGTGATCTAACGGAACGCGATGCCTTGAAAACGAAGATCATCAGCCTCTTGACGCACCAGCCGGGCGGTGCGACCCGTGAAGACCTGGCGCTGCAGACAAACACCGACCCGAAGAGTTCAACCCTCTACCTGGCCCTTCGTGACTTGAAGGAGGATCTGCGGATAGCCGAGCGGGACGACCCCACGGCGTTCGGAAAAGAGGGTCGGAAACCGAAGCGGTACTGGCTTCTTGGAGAGACTTCTGGTAGTTGATTTTACGAGTTGATTTCACGTGAAATCAACTCTCTAGTTAGTTGATTTTATTACTTACTACGTAAGAGGTGAAATCAACTAACTCGATCACTCGACCCTAGATAGATGATTTCATTCTGATCCTTCGGGAATGAAATCAACTAACTAGGGTCTCCCTGGATGATCGAGCGGGAGAAGAACAATGGCAAAGATGACAGCGCCCCGGCCGGATAGCCTGGGGGAGTGGATGACCGCGATCCGCCTGGCGATGAAGCTGGACCAGCAGAAGATCGGCCACGAGATGTCGTTGAAGGGGGCATCGCGATTTATGAACGTCGGCCGTATCTGCGAGATCGAGACGGACCCAACGAAGGTGTGGCCCTGCGATGACCTGTCGCTCTGGTGCGAGGTGGTAGGCGTGCCTCACCTGCTGGGCATTCTCTGGCAGAAGATGATGGAGCGTCAGGCGAAGCTGTGACTGACAAACAGCGGATCGCCCCCGACCTGGACCAGTTCCGCGCCGCGTGGATGGCAGGGATGACGTTCTGCTCGTGGCATCACGGCTGGGTGCCGTTCGCGGAAGCGCACCGCCAGGTCGGCTCACCCAACACCGTCTGGTGTTGCCGGGCCTGCATCGAAGAGCTGGACGCCAGGGAACACCGGGCAGCGCCCGAGGCTCGCGTGGATCTGAAGCCGGTGAAGATGCCCCCGCGGGTGTCCAGCCTGTTCAGCCTGGAGGACGAATGATAGTCATTCTGGAGGTGTGGGGTCCGTTCAAGTGCCAGGTCTGCAAGAAGCAGCGGAAGAACTGGGAGGGCCGCTGCTACTGGGACAAGGAGACGGAGAAGCGAACGGACTTCTGGTGCTGTGCCTGCTGGGAGAAGGAGCGACAGTGAGCGACAGCCTGCGAGTAGAGATCCCCGGCCCCGCCTGTCCGCAGGGTTCGGCCCGTGCCTTTGTGGTGAACGGCAAGGCGCAGATCACCTCGGCCAACAAAGGATTGAATGCGTGGCGGGCAATCGCGGTAAAGTATCTACAGGACGGGATGACCGACAGGGGCATTGAGAGCCCGTTTGAGGGGCCGGTAGCCGTCTGGGTGTTCGAGGATAGGGTAAGGCCCAAGGGACGCGCCAAACGCCACGTCAAGCCGGATACTCGCCCTGATCTGGATAAGATAGCGAGAGCGGCGCTCGATGTGCTGGTGATTGCCGGCGTCCTCAAGGACGACGCTCAGGTGTGCAAGCTGAACGCCGAGAAGCGATATGCCGAGAGGGCCGGGGTCGTCCTGTTCGTCGAGGAGATATGACGGACCCGTGGGGATCAGACACAAACTCCTGCGCGAGCTGCGCTTACGGGTCGCGGCCTACGACTTCCGGGTGAAGATGGGGGACCGGGTAGTATCGGCTGCTCCGGTGGTCGAGGCGGCCCGCAAGGTCGCCCAGAACTATCGTCAGACGCGGGAGGAGCGCAACGCTGCCCACGCCGCGTATAACCGCCAGCTTCGGGCCGAGTGGGAAGCGAAGGGCCTCTGCCGGAAGTGCGGGAAACACCCGCCTCGGCCCGAGCGAACGCGGTGTGAGGCCTGCGCTGCCAGGGATGCACAGTCATCGAAGCGGCAGTATCAGGGTATGAAGAAGAAGCTCAAAGACGTTCACAACGAGATCAAGAGAGGTGAGGAATGAACAGACGGCAGGCGGCGGGCTGGATCAGTTTTTACTCGGCAGTAGTAGCTCTCATCCTCCTCGGAGCACTAGTCCGCGGGGCTACCGCTCCCGCCGTCTCCAGCGTGGACATCCCGATCAGCGGCAGCATCAAAGACGACGCCGGGGCCACCTGGGCAATCTCGGGCGCGGTCCACGTCACGAAGACCGAGCCCGAGCCGCCCCCGGTCCCGATCCCCGGCACCATCGTCTTCGGCCCGGTGACGGACCTGCAGTCCAACGCCATCACCCAGTCCACCAACACCAAGCCGCTTCTCTTGACCGGCAGCGGGTTCCCGACCTCCGGCCCCAGCTCCAACCTGCGCCTGGCGCTTGCCGGCCAGAGTATGAGCGTGACGGACTGGAGCCCGAACAAGGTCTCGTTCAGCATTCCGAAGTCCTTGACCGACAAGCTGTCGGTCCCCGTCACCGGGGCGTTTGAGGTGTTCCAGCAGGTCGCCGGCAACTGGAAGTCGCTCGGCAAGGGCGGACAGTTCACGATCCTGCCAAGCAACCCGCCGGCACCCGGAGCCGCCGGCCCGCCCGCCGTCAGGAAGGTTCTGGGACCGGACGGTAAGCCCCACGACACCATCGCCGCGGGCGATCCGATCACCCTGGAGGGCGAGAATTTCGGGCAGCTCAAAGGCACGCTTTTTGTAAGTGGGCTTGAGGTGGAGCCGCTCTCGTGGACCGACACGAAGATCACCTTCCGCTTCTCAAGCTCCAACCGGTCGCACCGGATCTGGGCGATGATCGTGCGGCTCGACGGCGCTACCTCGATTGCGGGAGGGGGCAGCGAAAGCCTGCCGCAGATGCCGTTCGTGGTTCAGGCGGGGGAGTGAGAGCGCCGGGGGCGGGGCCGAGGAGGGGTGAGGGGTGAGTGACACGCTCTGGGATAGGTTACGATCTCGAATGCTTCAGGTTGCCGAGGCCCTACTGAGCGGGAAGCAGTGGTTTAGGCGTTGGCGCGGCGGGCATTGGGAACGATGGTACTTCGGTGATCCAGCCAACTGTTGGCACTGGATACCCTACATCTGCTGCACCCGAGAGACTGGAGGGCATCCGCCGCTGGGGCGCAAGTGCGATCAGTGCGAAAACTACCCCTGGAAGTCGGGCTAGTTCGATTGCAGATCAACCCAACATATTGCAATGTTATCGGAAGTTGTGAGAACTAGCCCTGTCCAGGCAGTGAAATAGGCCGACCTTACGGGCGACGACCACCTAGCCCGAACCGGAGTTTGGCGCGACTCTTGTAACAGAGAGGGTATGGACACACTATTCGAGGATGATGTTCACGCCAAAGAGTTGATAGACCTGAGCCGCAAGGTTCACCAGGAGAACGAGGCATTGCAGGCAGAGATCAGCCGCCTCCGAGTGGCGCTCTGCCAATCCGACGCGCTGAACGCCTGGGCTGCCGGTCTCTTTGAGGGAGAGGGCAGCGTGCGATGTGACCGGACCTGTGTTCGGATCGCCCTGACGATGTGCGATGAGGACGTGGTGCGCCGTTGGGGGCAAGCAGTCGGAGCGGGGAAGCTGTATGGCCCGTATCCGCCGCGAGGGACGGGAACAAAGCCACAATGGCAGTGGACGGTGCAGAAGCTGGTTGATGTGGAAGCAGTCTACATTCGGCTGTATCCGTGGTTGGGGTCACGGCGTATGCAACAGTTCGACGACGCAATGGCGAAGTATCGGGCGGCGAGACAGCCTACCGCATCGCCTACCGCCCCTGGCGGGCAGGAGGAGGGATAGATGGAAACTCCGAGGTTTAAACACATCAGCGCTGGGCCGCCCGAACACGAGCCGGCTCGCATCTGTTGTTCGAGGTGTCAGCGGCCGATGCCGGTTGGCTATCAACTAGACATAACCATTGAAGGCGATATCGCCTGGATTAAGACGGCGTTGTGTCCTGACTGTAAGCCCGCCCCGCAAGACGGGCCGGAGGAGTGATGGAAGCGGGCATTGATAAGAACCCAAAAACCTTAAGTGACCGCCTGTTCGTGGACCTGGGCACCTACGAGGAACTGCGTCGGATGAGCCGGCCGGAGTTCAGATCCCGGCTGCGCGAGCGTTTGCAGGAGTTGGGGGATCGGTGCCAGCGGGCGTATGATGCGGCGCACGGCGGGCAGGAGGAGTGATAATGCGAAAGCAAGAGATCAAGGAGCAGTGCCCTCTTTGTCTCGGAACCGGCGACGTGAGCAATATGCAGCACCTTGGCGTGTTGGGCCGCACCTGTCCACGCTGCGACGGAAGGGGGTGGCTGCCTGCCGCAGCGCCGACCGCCCCGCCTGGCGGGCAGGAGGAGGGTTAGGACTTCTTGCGTGGTGCAAGGGAGCAGTGCAAGTGGGTCGTATGGTCTACCGTCGAGCTATTGAAACGCGTTCGGGGAGGACCGAAGAGGATCGCTGCCCACGGCTTCCCCTCCCCGACGTGGAACCCTCCCGCCAGCAGATACTCCACCACCCGCAAGGCGTCCTTGTTCGTTAACATTGCCTGGTTGGCCGAGGGGTCCGTGATCGGGGTTATCTTGTTGATGTCAGCCGCCCTCCCCGTGTAGTGCCGTGAGTTCTTCGCGTGGTTCCCCGTGTCTACGCTGATCACGTTCAACCAGAGCTTCAGCTCATCCGCCACGATCTTCAGCACCGCCCAGAGGTTCTGGTCCACGCCCCGGATTGGCGCGTTGGTCACGGTGATCCGGCCGACGTTCTCGTAGAGTTCGCCGGCCTGATCTTTGTGGACCAGCGTCCCGCTGGCGCGGAGGTAGTCGCTGATCGGCATTAGAGGTCCGTGACTTCGATGTGCTTTCGGATCGGCCCCACCTTCACATCGAAGCCGCCTTCGCCTTTCAGGATCAGGTCAATGACCTTCTGCACCACGGGGCCATACTTGATGATGTCCCCGAGCGATAGGCCCTGAAGCGGACCCGCGCCCTGCGTCTCTTCAATCTCGATCTCTTCAGTCTTCATGATTTCTCCTTACTTTCCCACGAACCGGAACGCCAGCCCGATCAACACGGACAGGATCGTTACCGCCAGCGCGATCAGTCCCACCGTCGCGCTCGATGACTGATGCTGCTCGACCTTCTGTGTAGCCTGTCCGATGGCAAGGGCTTCTATCCGCGTGATCCGGTCCTTCAGATCGCCAATCTGTGTCTGGTTGGCGTCCGTAATAGTACGGATATTATGGGCCTGCTCGCCCATCATTTCTTTCGCTGCCTGGAGCGCCGCCGCCACGGCGTCCTTGGCTGCCTGGTCCTGGTTATTGAACCGCTCGTCACGCTCCTCCAGCTGCTGCTGGATATGGGCGAACTGCTGCGCCTTCAAGGTTTGCAGTGCGACGATCCGCTGCTCCACGCTGATGAACTTCTCATCGGTCAACGCCCGGCTCGTCGTGATGGCCCGGTCCAAGGCCGTCGGCACCCGCACCAGATCCTCGGAGAACAGCCGCGTCGCCGTGTCAATGGCGTCGATCCGGGCCGTGAACGCCTTCACCACCCCTTCGATCTGGATGTTCAGCTTCTCTTCGAGGTTCTGGATTTCCCTCAAGAGAGCCGCCGTCGTCAATTCTGACGGGTCCGGCCGATAGCGTTCCTCCGGCGTGGTCACGATCAGTCCTCGGGAGTGCGGGAGCGAAGCATCCGGCGCAACTGCCGCAGCTCCTGGGCCAATACTTCTTTCTCCTCCAGCACCATCATATACCGGGCCTCCAGGTCGGACAGATCGTCCTTGATCTCCTTCAGGGCGACCCGCAGCTTGCTCCTATCCTGGTCGGCAATGGCGATCTCCGCCCGGTTCCGATCCAGCTCCGCCTTGAAGTAGTCCACGCCGATCTGTGGAAACTTGGTGCGGTAGAACAGCACTGCCGCCGCCGTTGCAATGGCAACGACACCGGGCAGCCCGCCCAGGAAATTCCACAGATCCTCCGCCACATCTTCTCCCTCACGAGTCTTCCCCGTTGATCCCCTGCCGGTGCTCACACAACCGGACACGGGCTATCGTTGCCTCCAGGTCCCGGCGCACGTCGAACATCTCCCGGCGGATGAACTCACTCCCGAGCGATGGCATCCTCTCCACCAGGGAGTGGATCTCCATACGCAAGAGGTGCAGCTTGTACCAGATCACGCCGCCCAGGAGGAAGATCAGCCCCAGGCTCCACATCGCGTTCGGCCACGAGAAGGCGGTGATCACCGGCACCTGCGGCACGGCTGGCATCACTCGGGAACACTCTCGGTATCGCTGCCCATATGACTGCCCAGCACGGCGGTAACGGTCACGAGCTGCCCGCTGGAGACACCCGAGAGCCGGCCCCGTACCAGCGCCCCGTTCACCATCACCCGCAAGGGGTTCATCCCGCCCACGTTCCAGGTAAGATCGGCCAGCCCGTCCTCCGGCCCTGTTGCCGTTACCTCGGTATAGATAGACCTACCCGAGCGATAGATCCGTAGAACTACCTGGATATCACCCGGCGTCGGCGGCTCCGGGGGCGTATCGCCCGAGCTGACGACGAGGTTCGGCCCAATCGCCTGCTCCGCCTCCACTCGCACCACCACCACGTCTACGCCTTCCGCCTGGGGCGCGGTGACGAACAGCGCGGTGTTCGAGCGGCTCTGAACCTGAAGCGCGTTGCCGTGCCAGGAGACGAACAGGTTCCCGCTGCCGGGACTGCCGAACCCCTGCCCGATCACCGTGAACGCCTGACCCGGCTTCACCGTGGAGGGATCGTAGCCCGTCACCGAGAGCTTGCCGGGCGTTGGCGGCTCCGGGGGAGTCACGTCGTCGTAGACGGTGAGGTTCGTGATCCCCAGGTTGCCGGTGTAGCCGCCGCCAGAAGCCACGAGAGACGTTCCCTGCCGCAGCGTGTCCATCCCCGAGCCCGTTGCGGTCGCGGTAATCACGTAGCGCTTGGAGACAGGGTTGGGTGGGTGGGGAGGGTCGGGCGGTGAAGGGGCCAGGTCGTCGTCTATGGCGTCCAGAATTGTGTTCGCGAACACGTAGCCGTTCTGATAATTGCTCTGCGTCAGGAAGCTGATCGGAACCCAGCCGAAGCCGTGCTGGCCCCAGCTATCGCCCCAGGAGTTCTTAATCAAAAAGGCGTCGGGCCGGTAGCCGACGATCATGACTTCGTGGTATGAGTTAGGCAGGATGCCGCCCGAGGACTCCCAGCCGAAGCTGGTGGGAAGCAACAGCGCCAGCCCGCAGATATGCCCGGCGGCGATGGCCGCCTTGATCGTGGACTCCCACTCCTGGGGGCTGCCCTTCGGGGCGAAAGCGTAGCTGCCGATCTTGTAGCGTTTCGAGGAGTTGGCGAGCTTGGTCCCCGCGTCCTGGGCGATCTTCAGCATATCGCCGGTGTAGCGCCCCTGGTTCGGGTCGCCCGTCTGGTTGTGCATCCCCATCGCGTCAAAGATCAGCAGCTCGCCCTTGCGCTCGATGTGCTCGTTGCCGGTCTGCTGCCCGGAGATAGCGTGCCACACGCAGCTTGGTGAGGCCCCTTGTGAGTAGGTGTACTGCATGTGCGGGGTGAGGTGCTCGTCCCGGTCGGGGTAGCCGGCGGCCAGCATCGCTCGAACGTCAGCCATACAGCCCATCAGGTAGTTTTTCGGATTATCCGGCTGCCAGATCGCGCCGGTTCCATGCACCTCAAGCTGTTCCCGTGTGTCGTCTTTTGGCATCATACCTCCGAAAGAAAGGCGCGCCACGGTTACAGCGGCACGCCTGAAGGAGGGACATAGAAAGGTTACACAGCCAGTTGGGCGTGATGTGGCTCACACCGGAGTATTTTACACCCATAGCGGGTAATAATCAATCAGAGAAGGACTTTGCTGGTTGCTCGTCGAACAGTCAAGCATCCAACGTAAACCCTTGCATGTTGCCCCGGCGCTTTCTGGCCGGGGCCTTCTCTTCAGGAGAGAAAATGGCGATCTGCGTGCCGACCTTGGGATTGGGGAGTGTGGCGGTCTACGGCTACTTTCAGCCGGAGAACGAGCCAGAGGTGAGGCTGGCGGTGATTGATCAGCGGCAGGTGAACCTGGGCTCGATGCCGGTGGCCCTGATGCCTGCCGATGCGATCCAGTTGGGGAGAGAGCTGATCAAGGAGGGGGAGCGGCTGACCCGGCCCGAGGACCGGGTGGTGCTGGGCTATTAGCCGATGGAGAAGAAGCGGCAGAGGCCCTCCGACCAGCCGGGCATCACCTGAAACAGGATGACCAGCAGGGCCGGCAAGATCCAGACGGCCGCGAACAGTAGCGCCTTGTAAGTAAGACTGACCTCTTCTTCCATCACTCTCCCCCCTGCCCTGATAGGGCGATCAGCATGTCGGCGTCCAGCGCCTGACCGGCCGTCTTCTGATACCGGGCCTGCAGCGCCATCATCCAGTCAGCGAGATGCCGGATCGTCGCCTTCGTCTTGAAGTCTCCCGGCTTCCCCTCGCCCCCGGTGACGTAGTTCCTCACCTTGGCCGCCGCGTTCTTGAACTGGCTGGCGATCTGCTGCGGATCGGTCGGGAAATAGTGCTCGGGGAACTGTTCCGGTGTCGTGTCCCCTCGCAGCACCGCGCCCATATACTCAGCGAGATACCGCTGGTTCTCCGAGCGGCGGATGATATTATTGGTTCCCCGCTGCGTTCTCTCCAGCGGCGTCTCCGGCGTTACAATTCTCGTGCCAGTCATCGCCCCCAAGAGCGCCTGTGCCAGCCCTTCCGGCTCCCCTGACGCCCCGCCGTAGCGCGTCTCTCCGGCCGCTGCCCGGCCCACGCGGGCAAACTCCCGGCCCACCAGCGAGGGCGCTGTCCCCTGATAGGCGAACTTCAGTCGCTGAAGGATCGCATCAAGCGGCGGCAGTTCCCCCGGCTTCACGATCTCCCCTTCGCCGGTCGTCTCCGCCTTGTAGGGGTCGTAGTTCGTTGCCGCGGCAATGAGCGGGGCGAAGACACCGCCCGAGAACGGATTGTTCAGGGACGGGTTCAGCGCCGTGAACGGGCTCTGGCTGAACAACTGACCTGTAAGGTATCGCGGCCGACCATACTCATCCTTCAGCCCCGGCACCGGGAAGCGAAGCTGGTCGGTGGGATTGGGCGTCACCGCGTCTCGAACCTCCGCTTCCGGCCCCGCCACCGCGCCGGCCAACTGCCGCAGCCGGTAGCCGGAGTGGCGCAGGATGATGTCCGGGTTCTTCAACAGGATCGACAGTGAGTTCTCCAGGCCCTTCAGCCGGGTAGAGAGGAACGGCACGGCTCCATACTTGTTCAGCGCCGCTACCCGGCCGTCCACGTCGGTATGGTCGAACAGCGCCTTGTCGGTGATCCGGGCCGCCTCATCCTCAGCTATCCCACTCTTCACCAGTTTCTTGTAGAGGCTGTATTTGAACACTTCCTCTACCTTGCCGAACCACTTCACGGGCGACTCCACGACGTATCTGGCCTTCTTGCCGATCCGCTCTGCCGTGGTGTCAATCCCGATGGAGTTCCGCAGGGAGCCACCCACCTCGCCGAGTTGTCCGCTCTCCCCGGTGAACGCCCGGCTGCGCTGCGCCAGCCCTTCAAAGAACGGGTCGCTGCCGGGGTTCTGGAGTGCCCGCTTGAACGCCTTCAGGTCAGGGAGCAGGTCGAGGATCGGGTTCCAGTGGATACCCCTGGCCGCGGCCGAGCCCTCGGCCAGCGCGATGTTCTGTTTGATGTTCCCTTCCTGCACCGCCGGGTTGTAGGAGGCCCAGCCCGCCTTCACCTTCCCGGCCCAACCCTGCAATAGCTTCTGCTCCGGGGTCAGCTCCGTCACCTTCGCCGCCTGCTGGATCACGTCGTCGGCGACCGGGTGGAACCAGCCCTCTGGAACGCCATACGCCCGCTTCACCCATCCCGGTTTGGGCGTCTGACTGAACAGTTCCGGGTTCCGTTTGATCTGGTCGAGCGCCTGGAACCGCGCTCCCGCTCGGGCCTGCCGGGGCAGCGCCGCGCCCAGCGTCACGCCCGCCTGATACTCCCGGCCCAGCACGTCTGCCGTCGCAGCATTCGTCACCTTCCGGCCTTTGGCCGCGGCGTAGCCCCCGCCGCGGGTCTTCTTCATCACCCGCATCGCCAGGTCTTCAGCTCTGGGATCAATCGCACCCATCGAGCGAGCCGCTTCCACCGCTGCCTCGATGTCGTTCGGGTTATGGCTCGCCAGGTGATACAGCCGCGCCGCGTACTGGTCGCCGTAGTGGGCCACCGTCCCCTTCTTGAGGTAGCCCACCTGCTCCAACCAGTGCCCCGTCTTCTTGTAGACGCGGGACACGTCCCCGGCAATCGAGCGCAGGTCGTTCACGTCCAGGCCGATCTTCGCGGCTTCGGCTTCCACCTGCGGGCGGCCGGCATACTTCGCGCCCTTCGTCCCCGCCTCGATCCAGTGCGTCACCAATTCGTCCGCCGCGTTCACCCGCCGCCCGTCCGCTGTGGTCGTGGCGAAGTCCACCCCCCGCTTCCGGTAGCCGTCGTAGATGCCTTCCACCTTCTTCAGGAGCTGATCGCCCTCGCGGCGGATCTGACCGCCCACGGCCGCGCCCTTCACATACGCCTGCTTCACCGTCTGCCGCAGTTGGTTCGCGGCGCGGATCTCGTTCACGGTGGAGCCGTGCAGCCGCCGCCCCGCTACGAACTCCCCAACGCGCATCGCTGTCTCGGGGATCGCCGCGTCGAACAGCCCCATCGCCTGTGCGCCGCGCATTGAGAGCTTGCCCACAAACCCCAGCGTCCCACCCATCAGCTTCGCCGCAGCAGCGTCAGAACCGAAGGTCGAAAGGGCGAACTCGCCCACAGACCGGGCGTTCCTGTCAAACTCGGGAGGGATCCCCGGCAGGTCTATTCCTCCCGGTCGCCCCGGTCGCTGGTAGCCCTCCGGGTGCAGGAAGCGTTGCTTCACCCCGTGCGGGTTCACGAACCCCCGACCCGCCTCGGCAACCGCGTGCGGGAGGCTCTTTCCCGCCGCCGCCAGCGGTCCCAGGTAAGGCCCCAGGTTCGGGTCTCGCTCCCCCGCCATTGCCGCGTCCGAGACGGTGTTCAGGAACGCCGTCATCGCATCGAACGGCGCGGAGATGACCTTCATTCCGGTGTTCAGCACGCGCCCCGAAGTCTCCAGCGCCTTCTCCAGCGGGCGGGTGTCCAACGGCTGCGGCGCGTTCTCCTGGGCCGCGCCCGCGAACATCTCCTGCCCGGTGGTCGGGTCAATGACGTGGCCGTGCGCGCCCAGTGGTAAGCCGTGGGGAGAAGTGGTCGGTGGTGGTGGTGGCGGGCCTTGCAACTGAACAGGCGCGGGAGCGGGCAGGGCGGGTGCCTGCTGCTGCAAATCGTCCAGAATGGCGCGTGACTGCGGTGTGACGGGAGTTCCTACGCCACCGCGCAGCTCGTCGAGGATCTTCTTCGCGCTCGGACTGATCGGGGTCGGCATCTAGCGACCCGTCCCTCGATATTCCACCGTGCCCGGCCCCGGCGTCTGATTGATCCCGATGCGCGGGTTGCCCGGCCCACCCGTCTTCGGAACCCGTAGCCGCAACGATTTACCCGGCGCGTTGGCGAAGCTCTCCAGCGCCACCTTCAACTGCTGCTGCGCCTCCGCTTGCGTCAGGCTGTAGGGCGGTCGCCGCAGCCGGTCTTCCTGCGCGAAATACCACTTCGAGGCGTTCAGCACCTGATCCACCGTCGTGTAGCCCATCCGCTTCGCCCACGGCGCGAACACCTCGTTCCACCCGATCAGTTGCTCGTTTCCTTTCAGCTCCGGCAGGTCGTAGATGGAGCGCGGGTCCGCCCGGTGGATCTGCACCTCGTCCTGCCCGGTGCGGCCCAGGTGCTCGCGGAAAGTTCGCACCAGCGCGTCCATCGCTGTCCCCGGCTTTGGGGACAACAACCCCTTCACGCCTCCCTCGTCGAAGTTCTGCCGCACTCCCTGGCCCGCCTCGAACCCCGCCGAGACCGGGTTCATACTCGCTATCTGGGCGCCCGCGCTGGAGGGTGGCGCCTTCGTCGCCGGCCCCATACTCTGCGGGCTCCTGACCGGCGGGGGCGGCGTGATCGTTACGTCTCGGCCTGGACCCGCCTTCTCCTTGGGAGTGAGGTTGACTCCTCCTCTGGCGTTCAGTGGGTTGGGCTCCCGGTGGAATTGCCGTGTGCCTCGGGGCGATGTCTTCTCCGTAATCGTTACCTGCCCTCCCGGCTCGGTCTTGGGCAGATCCACGGCAGGCGTCGGCGTCCCACCAAATCCCACGTTCGCCTCCGGCGCCGGGCTGGTCGTCACCGCCGGCACCCCACCACCCACGTTCGGGTAGCCCTGCCCCGACAGGTCCGGTGGGTTCGGCACCTGGGCACCGAGGCGTGAGGGAGCCGGAACGCCCGGCATCAGGTTCCCCTGCGTGATCTGGTTCGCCGCCGCGATGACCGCCGCTACCTTGCCCTCGTCAGGCGTGCCCGCGAACCGCCGCTGCAATTCCTCGGCCGGCACCTGCTGCTTGCCGTTGGCGCCCGTGTAGAGGTCCCAGACGGTGGACTCCAGGCTCTCCGGGTGCGAGGCCCACGGGTTGATCGCCTTCGGTGCCGAGGCGGGCGTGTTCACCCCGCTGGCGTTCAGCCCGGCGTCGGGTGCCAGGATACCCGCGACCTGTTCCGCGGTCATCCCCGGCAGCGCGGCGGGTGGTCCCTGCTGGCCCCATTCGAGATGAATGTGCGCACCGTCCCACACCCGCTGCCCCTTCGGACGCACCCGCTCATCCCTCACGGTGTAGCCCGCCGCCGACGCCGCCCGCATGAAGTCTTTCACCTCTTGCGGTGTCTTGTTCTTCACTCCCACGTCAATGGCGCGGCCCCGGTAGTGAGGGCTGCCCGTGTTGTGCCCCCCGTGCGTGCCATCGGGCCGCAGCCCGGTGGGGTTGGGCGTCATCACGAACCCCTGGCTGGTGGTGAACTGCTGCGCTCCCGCCAGCGCCGGGTTCGCTGCTCCGCCCACCGCCGGCAGCACTGGAGGCCCGCCCGCCACCGCTCGCATCGCCGCTGCTCCCCGGTTATCCAGGGGGATATTGTTAGCCGGGGCGTTCGGGTTTTCGGTCCCGATGCCCCCACCGGGAGGAGCCAGCCCCAGCGCGCCGCCACCCGCCCTGACGTTCGCACCGCCCAGAACCCTGCCGATCTCATCCTGGTTAAGCCCCTGCTGCTGCAGGTAGAGAGTGATCGCTGCCGGGTTCGGGGCCTGCGCCCCGCCCATCTCCTTGTTAAAAAGCAAGGGCACCAGGTACTTCGACGCATCGCCGCCGCGCACCGAGACGTGGGCTGCCGCGTCAATCAGCTCCTTCCAGATCCCCGCCTGATACGCCGCATCTTTTTGCCCCATGTTCAGGCGGAGCAGAGCGGCGTCTGTCTTGTTCTTGAAATCGGCTTGAGCAACTCTCAGGTTCTGCTCTCGCTGCTGGAGGCCGAACTGATCGTGGACGTTCTGCGTGTCAGCGCGGATCTTGGCGACCAACTCCGGCGTCATTGCCTCCAGTCGGTTCGTCTGCGCGTAGATATTTCCGGTCTGGGCCGTCTCTTTCTCCGAAGGGCTGTATTGAAAACCAGGCACGATGGAAGGATGCAGGAAATTGAAACGAGTGGCATCCACCGGAGCTGGGCGAGGGCCAAAGCCGACCGGAATATCAGCAGGCTGACCAAAGGCGCCAAGCTGCCCCGAAACATCGGTGCCCTTTGGCTGCGTCACGATGGAGAACGCTCTCGTTGCCGCCTGTGGACCGCCGAGTGCGTAAGCCTGCTCCACCTGCCGCGCACTCTCCGCGTGGCCTGATGCTTCCCAATCGTTGATCGCCTGATGGTTGCCGCTGGCGTAGATCGCCTTGTTCGTGTCCAAGAGGCTCTTGACGGGGTAGGGCACGTCCTCTTTCACGGCGTGACCGTGGACCGTGGCGAGCTTCGCGTTCAGCAGTTCGTCCGTCTTGTAGCGGTTGTATGCCTCCTGCTCACCCTGCCGCTGGCCCAGGCCAAAGCCCTGCGCCGCTGGACCCAGCGCCCTGCCTACTCCCGAAAAGAAACCCATGGTGTCCTCCTAGAAGTAGCGGACCTCTCCGTTAGGATCTATGTAGTAGTCGGAGCCATACTGTCCGGTAGGCATCCCGCCGTTATGGTAGCCCGTCGCCCCCGCTCCGTAGCCGCCGCCCGTCATTCCGCCCAGGACGCCGGTACTGGCGGTCCCGCCGTAGCCACCGGCCGGGTTCACCCCGTACTGGTTCATGTAGTTCTGGAGCGCCCGCTGCTGCTCCCAGTTCTGCACGATGCCTCCGAGTCCCGCGAACGCCTGGTTCGCCTGCTGCCCGTAAGCCCCGGCCTGCTGTCCGTAACCGGCTGATGCCGCGCCACCCTGGCCGAAGCCCATCCCGATCCCACCCGCCAACTGCGCCAGCGCCTGCTGCTGATGCTCGGGAGCCTGGATCGCCAACTGCCTGCGGAACTGACCATACTGCTGCTGCCCCAAGGCGGCGTTTCGCCCCAATGCCGCCCCAATCGAAGCATCCGCCAATCCCCGCTGCCCGAGCTGGAACCGGAGCGCGTTGGCGCCCTGCATCTGGTGGCGGTTGATGTCTTCCTGCGCGGCCTGGAGGCGAAGCTGATCCTCGTAGCTGCCGTAGCCGCCACCCAGGCCAAATTGCTGGGAGCGGTTCTGGAGGCCGAACTGTCCCGGCCCCTGTTGGGTGACACCGGCACTCGGCCCGAGCCCCGCGTTCGCGGCGAGCTGGTTCAGATACTGACCATACACCGGCTGCGCGGTGGCGTAGGTCTGCATCTGGCGCTGGATCAACTGCGCCTGCCGACGCATCGCCTCTTTCTGACTATTGGCAGCGCTTCTGCCTGTTACGAAGTTGCCAATGACGCCGGCAGCGCCTATCGCATCATCTACTCCGAAAGCCATTTCAGGTTCCTTTCAGATTTCCGCTTTTCGCCGGACCGCCACGACGGCCGTTGTTATTTCGGGTGGGCGAGATCGGCTTCAGGTTCTTGTTGCTGTTGTTCAGCGCGTTGCCGTCTTTGTGCTCCGCCTGCTTGCCCTTCATCGCCGCTGCCCCGTGCTGCTTCACCAGCTTCAGCCGTGCCCGGTTCCTGGCGGCCCGCTCCTGCTTCCGCTTCGGGTCCTCGATGGCCGCTTCGTGCTGATAGTTGCGACTGGTCCCCATACTCAACCTCTCTCAAGAGCGCGCTCATCGCCTGCATCCAGTCCCGGCGGTGCAAAAGGCGCTTCGGATCGCAGCCGCTGTCTTCTACCAGGCCGCTGTCATCATCCGTCTCGATCCACTCCACCTGCACCCAGATCCGGTATACCTGCTTGCTCATAACGTCAGCCGTCAGCATTCTTACGACGGATAAACTCGGCGCAATCCACCAGTCCTAGTCCGAATTCTCGCGCTTCATTTTCCTCGAAGATGTAATAGACTTTTTCTGGCGAGCCGATTTTCCCGATACTGACAGTCACGATCCGACCCATTCCCATAGGACCGCGCCGGACTTCGCAACGCGCAATGTTCAGATGCGGCAGTTCTTCGTCAATCATGCTCCGTGCCCTATACGTCGGCTGTTAGCCGAATGACATTCGCACCCGTCCGCAGGAGCGCCGTTTTCCCCGCGGCGATGGCGATACCCGTACCCGCCGCTGTCTTGACCGTCACCGCGAAACCGCCCGTCGTGTTGTTGAACACTGTATAGAAGCCGCCGGTCGTCGCCGGGGCGATCACGTTTCGGGCTGCGGTCAATGCCCCGGAGAGGATCAGGTGCCCCGTCGCCATCTCCCCCGCCGACAGGGTGGTGTCAGCGCCGTCAGTCACCGTCACGGTCGAAGTGCCCAGTGAGATCGCCCCGCCATTGCCGCGGACACCCGCCGAGAGCAGCGCCTGGTTCGCGTTCAGATCCCCGCCGTTCAGTGAGAGCGGGGTTGCCCCCGAGGCGGACGCCATCAGCCCCAGGTTGATGATCGCCGTCCTGAGGTCCACCGTCTGCGCCTGCTGCGCCAGCGGCGTGGCGTTGTAGAAGCCCAGCTTCTGCGTCGTCGCCGTTCCGATCTTAGTGCCTGTGGTCGCCCCCAACACGACGTTTACCGCGTCCAGCAAGGTCAGCGGTCCCGTCGGCCCGATCCTGACCAGCAGGTTGTCCGAAACGTCTCGGGCCTGGAAGAGGTCCGCCGTCTGCGCCGTCACGCCCCGCACCACGAAGCCTCGCGTGCCCGAGTCCGGCGTGTTGACTTCCAGCTTCGCCAGAGTGGGCGCCGCGCCCACTCCGAAGGCGGCCGGGGTCCAGTTCTTGTTACCCCACTGCGAGGTGCCGTCGTTGTAGACGAGGAAATCGCCGCCCGCCACCGCCGAGATCGTCACGTCCGAGAGATCGTCGAGGGCGATCAAATTCCCAATCGGTGTGTTCACGAACAGCGAGCCGTTGTGCCGCAGGATGTGCCCGGTGGTCGGCGCCGACACGCTCACGTCGGTGAGATCGTCGAGAGAGAGGTAGGTCCGCTTATCCTGCGGCGCCCAGCCGGTGGCGGTAAAGACAAGCAGCTCGCCCACCACCGCGTTCGGCAGATCCGGAGAACCCTCCACCTTGTTCGCGGTCAGATCCAGCAGCGCCTTATAGGTGCGCCGGTCGGTGGCATTCTGGTTGCCGAGCTGGAAATCTACTGGTCTGCCCGGTATGATTTGGCTGGGATCTACCGCCCTTCTATTCATTGCGCCACCGACCAGTGAAGTCCGGCGGCCAGCAGCTCCAGCTCCGTGGCCGTGGTCGAGCAACTCCAATCGAGCCGGAAGTGCTCGCTCCGCGCCTGCTCCACCGTGCTCTCGAACAGCCGCGCCACCGTCTCGTTCGGGTCATCCACCAGCGCCAGGTTGTGCGTCACCGTCTGCACCGTCGCCCCCGTCCCCTTCTTGAGGGTGACTGTTGCGGTTCCGGTACCCTTCTTCGCCTTGATCTCGATGTAGTGGGCTCGTTTCTCACGGCCCGCCAGACCACAGTCCCAGTCCCGACTGACCCATCGGGCAGCAATTGCGGTAGCGGCGGCGGGGCTAGCGTCCGTTGCTCCCACTTCCAGTTGGTATACGCGGGCGTGTCCTTCGAGTGCGGCATAGATCCTCTGCTTGTTCCCGCTGACGTAGGTCGTCACGGTGCTGTCGTGCCACAGCCAGTTCGTGTTCGTCGTCCAGACGCCATACTGGAGATCGAACACAATAGAGCCGGTGCTCCAACAGAGATAGTAACGTTCTTCCCAAACAAACGCATGTGACCCTGCCATCTCGGCCGCGGTCATCGCCTCGATGGTGCCGCGCTGGTCGTCCGAGATGCGCTGCGTCTGCCGCCCGTCCCACTGGTAGACCCCATCCGGCCCCAGCCACAAGAGGAGGCTCTTGACGGAGACGATGGTGCGATGGCTGACGCAGCCGTGATCACAGAACTTGGTCAGCAAAAACGAGTTCGGGTCCACGCCCTGCAGGAGGTGCCCCGCGCCGCCCGTGAACACCGCCACCACCGCGCCGTGCGAGCACAGACCCGTGATCTCACCCGCGGCCCGCCCCTGCAGTTTCGCTCGGGTGCCCTGGTTCGGGTCGTCCAGATCCGGGGAGGCGGGGGAGTAGTAGGGCTGCGAGACGTTCGAGATATAGACCGTCTGCGGATCAGCAGCGTTGCCCGCGCCGATCAGGCGGTTCTGGTGCTCGATCAGGTATTTGGCGGGCGGGAAGCGGGTGTTGAAGTCCACCATGATCTCGTTGCCGCTGATGTCGCCGATGGTGTCGTTGAACGAGGCCGTGCCAATCGGCAGGGTCGTCACCTTCTGATAGACGGTAGACTCCGGGTTCAGCCGCCAGATTGTGATGGCGGTCACGTCGTCCAATGCTGAGTTCGGCAGCGATCCCACGAACACATCGCGGGTATTGGGCTGGAAGAGGGTCGAGACGGTCTTCGCGTCGGAGGGCTCACCGTAGACGCCATCCACGTTCACGAAGCTGACCTTGTAGCTGAACTCGCCGTGGCCCATCGAACCCGCGCCCGCGTCCGCCAGGGTGAAGGTGTTCGGCGCCTTGTCCACCATCGCCGTGGCTGCCGCCTTCACGAAGTCCACGCCCTGCGCGGTGGTCGGCGTGTTCACCGCCGTCAGGTCATTGGCGGAAGCCGTCACACTGTCCGTATAGGTAGCGCCCAGGTTCCAATAGTCAATCAGCGCGACCTTCTCCGCTGCCGAGAGCATCGAGTAATTCTTGCCCGCGCCGCTGTTGTAGAGCGAGGTGCGCAGGCCAGCGGTGAGCACGCCACCGCCCGAGGCCGCTGACTTCCAGAACCCGGCCCGCTCGATCCGCCCGTCCATAAAGGTGGTGCCCGTCTCAAGCCGCCCGATGTTGAAGTCCACGGTGTTGGCGGTGATGCCGTTCGAGTAAGCGGTCGAGACCACCGCGCCGTTGTTCACCTGGATGTTCACCGTGTTGGCTACGCTGTCGTGCCAGCCGACCACGTAATACCAGGTGCCCGTGGCGACGGCGATAGCGGAGAGCGCGTCGGCAAAGAACGGCCCCGTGAAGTTCCAGACGGAGAACTCCAGCTTCGAGGCAGCGTTGTTATACCAGAGGCGGTATTCGCGCAAGGAAGATGTCGAGTTATCCCAGCGGGTGATGATCGGCCGGTCGGCCCCGAGGCTGTCGAAGTAGACCCAGGCGGCTACCGTGAAGTCAATGTCACCCGTCTGCAGGTTCGCGTTTGTGGCGTGAGTCAGTGCCTGGGAGCTTGCGGCGGTGAAGTGCGTGGCGAGGTCCGAGGTGCCCGACCCCCCGGAGTAGCGCGTATTCTGTGAGGTGCCGTCTCCAAGATAGACAACGCGCTCCACCCACGCTGCGTTCACGTCCGCTCCCGCCACGAACCGCGCCGAGCCGTTCGGCACCGTCGCGCCCACCGTGGCATCAAAGAAGTCCACCAGGTTCGTGTTGTGAACGCCCAGCAGGTGCTCGGTCGTGCCCACCTTGAACCATTCCAGCATCTGAAGGTTCTGGTCGGGAGAGAGGTTAGAGGAGCCTAATGCAGACGTGCCCTTACGGCGCACCAGCTTCTGGCGCGACTTGTAAAGGTTCTCCAGGGTGCTGGCCTGCGTCTCCGCTACCTCCATCGGCACGTCATCATTCTCACCGAGGAAGTTCGAGACGCGCAGCGGCGAGGTGCCGCGAAATCTAGGCATAGGTTATCGCCCCCAGAAGATCAGCCAGAGGGCATACACAAAGATACACATTATGGCGTAGGCCCATACGGCGTCGTCCAGGTCTCTCATCTAAGGTCCAGGGATCGTGCGATCAGGGTTCCACCAGGGGAAGTAGCCCCGCCGCCAGCGCGCATCCCCACCCACCACCGTCGCACTCCCCTCCATCACGTCCGCGAGGTTGGAGCGGGCCTGCAAGAGCGCCTCGTCCCATTCCTTCTTATAGAGCTGAACCTTGTCGCTGCCCTCGCCGGGGGTCGCCTTCAGCGCGGCCTTGTAGAGACAGTAGCTCACAATCGCCGTGTCGTTCCCCAAGGGCACCTGATACCGCTCCGTAGCCAGTGTCGGTGAGGGCGGCGTGGCCGCGTAGAGGATCACGAGCCCTCCGGTGATGTTCGTGGCCGGCGGCGGATACAGGTTGATCGAGGTCGAGCCGAGCATATAGAAGCCGATGGGGGTGCCCGACGCCTGGCTGCGCCAGTCCCACCACGAACCCCACGCCTGTTCGCCACCGTCCATCCGCCGCTCGGTCAGGTGCAGCAGCGGGCCGTTGTTGTAGCGCACCTCCACGATGGAGAGCAGGTCATCGGGCAGATCGTAGGCGGCCTGGTTGGCGACGATGTTCAGCGTGGCCGAGGTGCGGAACCACGGAGCCTCCCCGCCGATGATCGAGATGGCTTCGTTGGCCCAGGCGTCAATATCCTCATCGCGCAAGAGCCCGTTACCACGCAGCCCCATATCGCCCCGCACGCGGTCGCGGAGCTGGGCGACGGTAAAGGTGCTGCGCTGGTAGGTAGCCATCGCTTACGCCTTCTTCTTTCCCTTCGGCTTCTCGGTCTTCTCGTTCATCTCCGTTCCCAGTTCGCCTTCCGGCACGAAGCCACGGAGCTTATCCCCGGAACCCATCGCTGGATACAGGTGCTCGTCCCCTTCTTTCACGAAGCCCGGAAAGGTCGGTCGGGCGAACATCGGCTCTCTTTTATAATCTGGCATTGTGATCCTTCTTTCGCTGGTGATACTCGCGCATATAGGCTATATGCTTCTCCCGGTATTCCGGTGTCTGCCGCAACTGACGGCGCTTCTCCAGTTCAGCCTCGTGGTTCTCGTAGTAGTGGCTGCTCGCCTTCTGCCTGTGCTTCTCCCGGTCCCGATCCAGGTTCTTGTAGTATTGCTCCCTGGCGCGTATCCGGCAGCACTCCCGGCACATCCGGCCGGCTTCATTCTTGAGATAATACGTGTTCTCGGGCGTATACTCGTGCCCCTGGGGGCAGTGCGTGCGCTGTGCGGGCGCTACAGGCCGACCCTCGGCCCTTCGCTGGGCCTCTGCCTTTTTCAGGTTCTTTTCATACTTAAGCCCTTGGCAGATCCGGCAATTCCTTCTCCCGCGCTGGTCGAGATAGACGTTTTCCTCGGTATAGTCATGCCCGTTCTTGCAGTGCGTCTTGAGCTTGCCGTTCAACCCCCGAGCCTGGTTCTCCGTGGGCGTAACAGGCTCTACATGGTCGGGATTGCAGCACCAGCGGTGTCCATCTTCTTTCGTCCTGCATGTGTGGTCAAGCTCTCGGCCTTTAGGAACCAGACCTTTGTAATGCTCGTACAGGATCTTGTGGACAACCCGTACCGGTGACTCGCTTACCTTGGTTACACCATAGCCATTGGCAGTGGCTCCCACCCAACGCCAGCACCCATCATCCTGCTTCTCGATCTTCGCCAGGAGGCGATGTAAAGTCCGCTCGGATAGCAACACTGTGGTATCCCCTTTCGCAGATACTTCCTGCAATAATGATACCACAGTGTTGCATTTTTCTCAACCCAACTTAATCTGGGTCGAACAGCTCATTCAGAAGGTAGACCTTCTTTAGAGCGGTCTGTCCAGCCGAGGAGAACCCCTCGGCTGCAACCGCCGCACTCTTCGCGCTCTGTGCGGTAGCGCCTTCGGACACGAAGGCATTGGTGATCGTTCCCGCCACCGTCTTCAGGAACTGATCCTTCACCACGGCGATTGTGCCGTGGCACAGGGCATTGCACCAGCCCTCGATATACGCCTCGCCGTAGCTCGCAATCGGGATCGCTTCCGCCGCCACCGCGCAGCGCAGCGGCACCGTGCCCGCGGCGAGCGCGATCAGCGCGGGAGCCGTCTCCTCGTCGCCGTCCTCCGCCCGAAGGCATACCGAGCCCAGCGTAATCGCTGCACCCGTCGCGTTGTAGAACCGCTTCGAGATCCGGGGCTCGCCGGTCACGACCCCGGTGCTATCCACATAGAACGTCGTCCGCTCGAACTCCGGCGAGTCCGCCGCCAGGCTGGAGCGAGCGGGAATGGCTGCATTCAATCGCACAGGCATCGCTCTCTCCTTAGTCAGTCAAACCCGTCAGCTTCGCGTGGAAGCGGGGGTTGTTGGAAGTCATCGCGCCGATCCAGCGCACGATCATGGCGTCCACCAGCTGCTTCGTGGGCTGCCGGCGATCCGTCCACTTGAAGTTGTAGCCGCGCAGGGGCCGCAGCGCGAGGAAGTCAGAGTTGATGAAATACATCGTGCCCGCCGGGCAGTTGTCGCTCCAGACAATCGGCACGCCCATCCACGCCGCGTGCTGGAACCCCAGGTCCGCCATCTCCACCGAGGTGGTCCGGTAGGCCGGGAGCACCATTCGCTGATACGCCTCGTATTCGGCGAGCGTGGTCAGGATCAGGTCCGGCTTCTGGATACCCTGCCGGGTCGCCTTGTTGAAGGTGGTGCGGATCAGGTCCTCGGAGAGCTTGCCACCCGTGGTGTCAACGTAGCTCTGCCAGAACGTGTTGCCGGTGCGGGAGATGTTCCCGTAGGTGCCGCTGTTGGCGACGATGGCATCGAGCCCGGTGATCGCGTTCGGATCGGCGGTGCCGTCCTTATACAGGTCCTGATCGAACTTGGTCTGTAAGGACATCGTCTCCTGATCCACCTTGGTCTTCCAGAGGTTGATCATCGCGTTCGGGCCTGTGTTCAGGGCCTGATCCAGCTCGGACATGACGACCGAGCCGGCGATCCACTTCCAGGGGAACTGCGCCGCGGACAATCCTTCCACGGGCCGCAGGTCAATCTCGTCGAAGCCACTGCCCATCCAGTGGTTCGTGTTGTTGGTGTCGAACATCACCGGCTCAACGAGCAACGGACCAGGGTCCGCCTCGATGATCCGGCCGTGACTCTTCAGCCACGCGAACAGCGGCAAGCCCTCGAACACTGTGTCGGCGAACTTCTTGTTCAGCCACGTATTCAGTGTCGAGGCCTGTGCCGCCGAGAAGTTGGTATTCCCGGTAGGCATCCTGTAGGCTCCGCCCCCGGCTTAAAACCGGGGGCTAGTCAGAGCCGACTGAAGCCGCGATAGCCTCTTCCAGAGTCATCTCGCCCACATCCCGAGGGGCTGATCCGGCGCGGTTGGCGACCGAAGACGGCGCCGGGCTCATCCCGGCTTTCCGCTGTACCGTCTTTGAGGTCTTGTCCCGCTCCCGCTGAAGTACCTTGTCCATGAACATGTCTTTCCAGACCATCGGCACCAGTTGTGGGGCGCCGCCGATCTCGAAGACGCGCTTCATCACCGCCTCCCGTTCCTCGAACGGGATCTCGCTGTACTTCTTCTCCAGCCCCTCGAACTGCCGGCTCATCTCCACGCGGTTGTTCGCGGCCGTCAATTCGGCTAATTGCTGCTGCTGCGCCTGGATCTGGGTGTGCATCGCCCGCTCCGTGTCCGTCATATACTGCGGGTCGAGATACGGAGAGGCGGGCTGTCCCAGTGAGTTCAGGCGGTCAATCTCTTGCTGGAGGGCGGCGGCGGCCTGCTGCGGGTTCTGAACCGCGAGCGTGTTCAAAGAGCGGAACCAGTTGGCTTGCTCGGGGCTGATGCCTTCGTAGGCTTCCACCCGTCGCTTCAACTCCGCCGCTTCCTGAAGCCGGGGCGTGACGCCCCGCTTCATCTCCGCGTCGAGGCGCTTATGAATGGCGTCTACGACCTCGGGCGGATGCTGCTGCCGCAATTCCTCCAGCGTGGCCCGCACCGAGTCCTCATCGCCGGTCGCGCTCGGCGCGTTATCGGCTTCGGGTTCGGTGTCGGGTGTTCGGTCTTCGGTGTCAGGCGTGGTGTCGAGAGTCTCTGTCGAGTTATTCTCACCGCCGTCATCACCGCTGCCGATCTTCTCGAAAATCTGCTCCAGGGTCTCGTCAGCCATCATGTCCTCTTATGCAGTCAGCCGCTCTCGCGCTGTTGTTGCATTTCAATCCGTTTTGTGAGAAATCTGACCCGTTCTGGATCAGAAGCAGGCAAATGAAACTAGCAGAGCCGCGCCAGCGCGAGCCCTCCGATAAGACCGGCCAGGAGCGGCGTAATGCTGCCGATCACAGCCAGCACCAGGACAACGATCAGGACCAGCAAGGCGATCAACGTGCCCAGCCCCAGTGGGGCGAAGCTGACGTTCATCAGTAGCTGCCCTTCTTCGGCATCTTGGCCTTCATACTCTTCTTCCCAGAGGTGCTGGTCTTCCCCTTGGAAGCGCCACCCATCAACTTGGAGTCGAAGGGCTGGGCCGGGGAAGAGTGAATGGCCGAAGTGGACTTCATCTTCTTAGGCATCGCTTACCTCGTGGTCTCGTGGCGCTTCGCCTCTTCTCTCGGGGCATTCAAGCCCTCCTGCCTGACCACCTCGTTATCGCTCCTGCGGTCCCCGGCTCCGGTCCCGGTGGACGGGCGCTCCCGCTCCTGGTCGGCTCCGGCCCGATCACTCGGTTTCGGCTGTCGGGGAGCGTTCGGAGTCTCCGGCGCGTTCTTGCGGAAGTTGTCCTTCTCTTCCGCCTTGTCGGTCCCGTCCCCGGCTTCGGGGTCGTTCTCCGATACCGGCGCCCGCTGCTTGTGGTGGATCTGGGCTTCCTTCGCGGCGTTCGTGTTCAGGACGCACGGCTCGGGCAGGAACTCTTCGGGCCGGGTGCGCTTCGCCTCTTCCCAGTCCGCCTGCACTAGCGGCTCGTCCACGGTCGAGACAGCCGCCTTGGGCAGCCGCTGCTCGCGTTCTTTCTCGGCTTTGTCCTTCTCGGGCATCTCTACTTTCCTTTACTTTTCTTCTTGGCCCGCTTGGGCAGCTTCATTCCCTTGGAGGCCGTGTCGAACTCGTCCACCGTCTTCTTGCTGATCTCTCCGCGAGCCTCCATCGCGTGAAAGGCTTTTCTTTGGGCGTCAGACTTGTAAGGCATGTTAGTAACCCACGAGCCGGAAGCTGCAGGTGAACGTCGAGAGGTTCGTGGCTCCCGCCGTCTCCGTGCCCGCGGCGTCGTAGCTGTGGATCTTCCCGGCCGTCGAGCCCGACACGTTCCGGTCGAACGAGAGCGACTTCGCGTTAGCGAAGGTCGCGTCCAGAAGGCTCGTGAACTGGAGGATCTCCACGCTGCGGATACCGCCGATCACCTTCAGGATCGCTTCCGTCAACGACTCCCCGCCCGCCGTGTAAGAGGCGGGTCCGGTGAATTTCCCGGTGATCTCGTAGCGGCGAACGCCCAACGGGGAGCGGCGCGTCTGGGTAAACTGTGTTGCCGCGAGTGCCATAGGTCTCCTATCCCATTCCACCTATCTGTGCAAGCAGGCCGGGTGGCAAGCCGCCGGGTACAGCGAGAGGGGAACCCGGCGGGGCGGGAGTGATACCAGGGGGTAGGCTGCCCCCCTCGCCACCCGGCCCGCCCGCTGGACCTGGCTCCGGTGGTAAAGGACCAGGCCCAGGTTGTCCGCCCGGCGCCATTGGCGGGGGCGGAGGGGTTACGATAGCAGCCACGTTCTTCAGGTCGGGGAAGTTAGCAAGGTACTGCTTCAGCAGCTCTGGTATGTTAACAAGGCTCGCGAAAGGTTGGAGGCTCTGGAGAAGGAAGCCGAACTCCTTCATCTTGCCTTCCTTGTTCTGGATCTGGGTGGAGCCGACATACACCGACAGGTCGTAGGCGCCCTTGATCTTCTCCGCGTCGTAGCTGGCCCAGCCCTTGATCTTCTCGGGGTCGTTCGGGTCGTAGATCGGCAAGGTTCTGGTTCGGGTCGCGAACTGCTGCAGCCAGCGCAGGCAGTCAAAGGCGATCCGGCCGCAGAAGTCTTCGAAGTCCTGCGCCTCGTCCTCCTTGATCGCCCCGCCCGCCCCCTGGATCGCCTGCACCTCGGTGGTGGTCAGGCGTTTGCTGGGCGCTTCCCCCAGCGCGTACTGGTCCACGCCGGAGAGCATCTGCATCCATTTCTGCGCGCTGGCCGCCGCGTTGTAGCTGTCCGGGCTGATCGAGGTGTGCTGAAGCACGGCGATCCCGCGCGGGTCGCCCTGCACCTCCACCACCCGGTTCACCTGCGTGCTCTCCAGCTTCTTGCGGTTGCTGTTGTCCAGAAGGCCCTTGGTGGCGACGTAGGCCACCGGGTCCTGGGCGCGCACCGTGGCGAGCTGCGAGGCCGCGGCATTGATCTCCTGCTGCATCTGCTCCCAGTCCAGCACCTCGGGATCGCCGTAGAACTCGCTCTCCAGCCCCGGCCCGTGCAGGAGCTGGAACGGATACTCGTCCCACTCCCACGGCCACTCTTCCGTCAGCAAGGGGCGGTCGTGCTCGTCGCAGAAGATCACGTGCAGGCGGCGCTTGCGCTCGTAGTAGTGCCACAGCTCCACCCGGCGCACATCGGAGGGCGCTTCGTTATCGAGCTGGCTCTTCTCGGTGTTCTTCTCCATATAGCCGATCAGGTTCTTGGTGGAGCCCTTCAGGCCGTTGGTGTTCTTGTAGCGGTCGTCTTTCTTCAGTTCGTCGAGGGGCACGCACTCGATGTAGCCGCAGTATTCCGCCCGCTCCAGCACCCGGTCGGCCTCCGGTGAGATCCGAAACTGGGTGGGGTCTATCCGCCGGGCGTAGAACTGGTCTTTCCTCACCTTGGCGGCGGCGACCGGCTCCGGCAGTTCCTCCCCGCTCATGATGACGCGGGTCACTTCTTCGGGATCCGGCGTCTCACCCGCCACCGGCAGGCGCCCTTCGTCCAGGTACTCGGAGTCCGTCTCGAACTCCCAGCCGGTCTTCACGACCCCTAAGTTCAGGAGCGTCTTGTCAAAGAGGGCGCGCTTCGCTTCCCGGTGCGCGGCGCTTTTCCGGTACTCGTAGCCGGTGGCGCGCTCCGCAATCTCCTGGTTCATCTCCCCTTGCGGGTCCTCGGGCTTGACGATGATCTCGGCGGGGGAGAAGGCCAGCGCCGCCACCTTGGTGCGGATGATGTAGCGGGTCAGGTTGATGACGATGTTGTGGTAGTCTTCCGGCCACTCATCCTTCAGCCAGTGCTCGCCCTTCCACATCTGAACGCAGCGCTCCACCTTCTCCTTGTAGACCGTCTCGTAGTATCTTGTGGCCCGGCGCATCCGATCCTTCAGGATCTTCGCCTCGCCCCGCTTCAGCTTCGGCCCTTCGCTTTGGCTGTCAGCAGGCGTGCCGCCATCGTCTACCGCATTGCTCCTGCGGAAGTCGTCAACGAACAACTCAGGCTTGGTGATGTCGTACTCGTCAGGCATTTTTCAGTTCACGGGCCAACTGCTCACCGGGCGAGGGCGGCGCGTGGCTCTGGCTGCCGCTGCCCATCTCGATCTTGTCCCACGAGGGATCTCCCTTCGGTGGCAGGAAGTCCCGCTGGTTGTGCCGGAAATGTTCGGGCACAAGAATATTTACCGTGGGTATAAACTGGCGGTGGGCCGTTCCTCCACAGGAGCGGCACGGTTGACACGGGACCGCCTCTCGCACCCATATCTCTGCGACCGCGCCGCAGCTCGCGCACCGCCAATCAAATCTGGGCATCAGGTCACCGCCAGGACCACGCCGGGGTCCACCGTGAAGGCGTCGGCCGCTAAAGTCGTCGCCACCCCCGAGATGATCACCTTCAGGGCGTACTGGTAGGAGGTGCCGGGCACCACCGCGACCGAGGCGGCCGGCTTCAGCGTCACCACCGCCTGCGCGTCGGTCGTCGCCGCCGTCACCACAATCGTCCCGTTCCCCGCCGTGGAGGAAGCGCCGTTCAGGGTCTGGAGGCCCGCCGTCTCCTCGATCTGCACCAGGGCGGCAGCATCGGCTTTCGATACGTCGTCCTTCAGGCTCCAGTAGAGCTTCGAGCGGCCCGTGAGCACACCCAGACCCGTGAAGGTCAGCACCCACGTGTCGCCCGCCCGCTTCGAGAGCCGCTGACTCATCGCTATCCGCCAATGAAGTGCGAACCGCCGCCCGCCCGTGGCTCCACCGCGCCCATGTCGGTGTAGGAAACCGTGGTCGCCAGCCCCGGAAACGCCAACGCCGTGCCGTCCCCCGCGCACAATGCCCCGCCGGTCGGCGCGCTGTTCAACGCGAAGTTCTCACTGCCGCCCGAGGTCGGCCCCACATACGGGCTCACCGAGCAGACCACATCGCGGACGTTCGTGTAAGGAACCACGGCGTAGACCGTGCCGGCGGTGGTGTTGTCCATCAGGAGCCGGTTGCCGCCCGCGTTAGAGTAGAAGGCATTGCCATCATACTGAACGGCGGCAGGAACGGCGTTGGTGAGATTGCCGGTGATCCCCCCGCCCGTGCCTGCCGTCGCCCCCGAGCCGGTGATCAGGTTGTTGCGGATCACCAGCGTGGACTCGTTCGAGAGCGTGGACCGGATGCCGTCCCGACCCGAACCGTGGATCGTGTTGTTGAAGATGAACATGGAGTTCGAGTTGAAGGTGATCCCGTCCGAGGTGGCGCCCGTGTTATTAGCAAGAATGTTGTAAGAAGCCGTCGCGGTTCCGGTAAAGTTAATGCCGGTGCAGGCATTGTCGTGGACCCAGCAGCGCGTCACATGCGTGTTGCTAGAAGCGACGATGGCCCCATTTGCTGCCGCCGTTCCGCCCGTTGCCTCGCACTCAACGAACAGGCCATTCGTGCTGGAGTTCGAGAGCCCTTGCGAGGTGAAGTTCGACACCTTGCACTTGATGACTGTGCCAAAGAGACCGGCGCAGCGAATACCAATCGAGGTGCCAAGACTCGCGCAGTTCACCGCAAACTGCTCGATGGAAAATCCGTTTCCGGTGGCGGTGATCCCAAGGAGTCCGGTGTTCGTGGAGAGCGTCAGGGTGGCCTGGCCGCTGTCGCCGCGAGTGGCGCTGTAGCCAATAATCCGCGTTCGGGCCACGAGCCCGGTTGGGGTCACGCTCTGGGCAAAGGTCGTGGTCGCCGTGGAAGAGAAGGCGCCCGTGCAGTAAGCCTTGTTGCTGCCGATCATCGCCGTGGCGAGCTTGGCTAAAGTCGCCAGCGCTCCGCCCATGTTGCCGGTGGCGTTGGTGGTCGTGCCCGAGGTCGGCAGCGCCGCCGTGCCCGCCACGGTCCAGGTGGTGCCGGTCTGTGCCGTGATCTCGTAGAAGCCCGCCGTGACGTTGGTGCCGGTGAGCATCTGCACGACGTTCCCGACATCGGCCGCGGTCGGCGTGTAGCCGGTGAAGGTGATGACGTTGGCGGTGATCGAGGTGGTGATGGTCGAGTTGTCGATCACCACCTGCGCGGCGTTCTGCTGCGAGCGGTCGGTGCCGGCGGCACCCGCCTTGAAGCCGCCGCCGTTGTTGTCTGAGGCGCCGGAGGCTCGACATTCCCACACCAATGCTGCTGATAGTGCCATATCTTGCTCAAACGTCGGGACAAGGCCCCGGAGGGCGGTCTGGGCCAGCGGCAGGACGTAGCCCTGTCCCTTGCCGGTCATGTGCAGCTGATCGTAGAACAGCGTCAGGTCGTCGGCGGCGGCAGCCGGTCCAATCGTCGCGTCCGCCGCCAGATCCACCAGCGCGTCGGCAAAGGTGGACCAGTTGGCCCGTATATCGGTGGCGAGCGCCTGCCGCTTGGCTTCTATCGCCGCGAGCTGGTTGTCCGGCGGCAGGGTAAAGGTGACGACCTTGAACCCCACCGCCCGCCGGGCCTGGCAGTAGGCCACGATATCGGCGTACACCGCTGCCTCGGTGCGGCCGTCGAAGAAATCGTTGACCCCGATCCAGACGAACAGCACCTGCCAGGGCCGGGTCGCGTCGTAGAGCGCGTCCACCGCCGCCGAGCGGGCCGACATCGTGGCGACCCTGGAGCCGCCGACCGCGAGATTACTGGACTGGATGCCCGCCCCGGCCGAGGCCACGAGCCGGATCGCGTAGCCGCCCGCGCTGCCGATGGCAGAGTTCACGTTGGGCGCGGTGAGACTGTCGCCCTCGAAGATCAGGATAGGCAGCGCCATCAGGCTTCATCCGAACCCCCTAGACAGGGATCGTGAAATATTTGGTCGTCACGGAGATCGAGCCGCCGGTAGGCACGGTGCAGGTGAAGCGCAGATCCTCGTTGTCCGCGCCGATGCCGACGATGCCCGCGCCATTGCCTTCGCGGATGCCGCCGCCCGGATCAATGCCGGGGTGCGTCGTGACGACCCCCGCGCCGGTCGGCGTGTTGGCGGTTCCAAATCCTGAGGTGGCGGTGACGTTCACCGTGTTGGCCTTGTCGCAGGTGAACGTCTGCGAGGTGACGACGATGATCGTGCCCGCGCCCACCGTGACCAGCGCCGTGTCGGTCTGCGCCGCGGTGTAGTTATCGCGCCGGGTGATGATGTTCGGATGGCCGCCGATGAAAAATGGGATGCCCGCCACATTGGCGTAGAGGTCGGTGCGGTCGGCGGCAGAAACCGCGGTCGGGTTCGCGCCGTGAGCAATCGCCTTCGCGCCGGTCTTTACCGGGGCGCCGGAGTCCACGCCGTCGTGGGCGATGGTGCCGACCATCTTGGTGTTGCCGCTGTCGTCGCCCTGCTGGTTGAAGAAGTTGGTGGTGCCCTTCAAGAGCGGGCCAACGCCGATCACGTCCGTGCCGGTGGTGTTGTTCACCGAGGGGGCCGCAGTGGCGTTCCGGTGCGTGCCGCCCGTCCCCACGAAGCCGATAGAAACCGAGTTGCCGGTCTCCGCCGCGCCGCCCGCGGTCGGGCCGACGACCTTGATGTTGCCGATCAGGAGCTTGACCAGCCCGCGCAGGAACCCGATGACGGTGCCGGTGGTGTCCGTGACCACGCCCGCGTCGGTGGTCGTGCCCTGCGCCACGTCGGCGCCGTCAGCTATCGTTGCCGCGCCGCCACCACCGCCACCGCCGCCCGCTACCCCCGAGGGATCGGAGAAGGGAGCGTGGCTGCCGTTGGCGATGACGCCGTTGGTGCCCGTGGTGCCGGAGGTGTAGGCGGAGACGCGGGCCTGGACCATGCGCAGGCCGGAGGCGTCTACCCGGTAGATACCGGCGGGGTTGGCGGCGGTGGTGGCGCGGGTGCCGGTGGCAACGTTCGTGGCGGGGACGGCAACGAGGGTGGGGGAAGCGGCGTCGTCGTTCGTGGCTTCAAAGGTGACGGTGCCGGTCAGTCCGGTCGGGATCTGGAAGGTGACGGTCGCGAGACCCGCCGAGTAGACCTTCACCGTGTCCTGCGCTGCCCCCAGCGTCCCGGTCACTTTCCGGTCCTGCGTCAGTAGCGCCATAGGTGGCTCCTCAACCCGGCTTAAAATATATCGCAGTGCGATACAAGAGAACGCTCGGATTGTAGCACGCTATCTGACGCTCGTCAAACTTACCCCCGGTTGGCTACCCTAACCGGCTCCTGCCAATAAGCGGGAATTGGGGTTCCAATTCCTCCAATTCCTCGACCATACTGATGAAGCGGCGCCACTGATCGGGGGGTGGGGCGGGTTCGGCGGCGATGGGGGCGCGCATGAGGCAGTAGCGAAGGGCGGCGATGGCGTCGTCATTGACGGCGACCGGCTTCTCCCGGTCCACCGAGCCCGGCTTCACGTCCTTCCACTTCCACTGCGGCAGTTCCCAGAGAAGTTCGCGGCAGTCGCGGGTAAAGAAGAGGTGGGGACTGCCCATCTCCCCGGCTCGCGGGTGCCAGGCGGGGAACTCGTGGTCGTCGTCGGGGGCGAGTAGTCCGCGCAGGCGGGCGATGCTGGCTTTTACGTCGTTGTTCCCTTCCAGGCAGTAAAGACCTGCCTGCCGGTACTGATCAATGAGGCGCTCAGCGGCACCACCGGCCGTCTGATGTTGTCTGGTGGAAGGGTCAATCGCCGTCCACTGAATGCGATCTTCCTCATTCTCTGAAAGGGCGAGGATCTCTCGCGTATTCTCGGCCGGGACGGAGCACTTCTTGTAATAGTTACGATAGACCACATAGTTGGCGGCGAAATCTTGAGATACCCAGACACATGCCGTGGGGTGGGTGTAACCATGATCGAGTCCTCGGTAGCGCGGCCATTCCCACGGAACGGGGAACGGGTCCACGACGTGGAGATCGGGTGAGAAGTTGTCGAGGATCTGGCCCTCGAACACGTCGAAGGAGCCGGAGAAGAACTTCTCCAGCCAGTCCTCGGGGTAGGTCTCCCGCATCTGGTCCAGGTAGTCTCGCGGCAGATACTTGTTCTCCAGGGTGGTGGCCCGGAAGCCGTCGTGGCTCTTGTAGCGTTTGGCGTGGGGGTCATCCACCCACGCAAAGAACCGCTTCCAGACGAAGTTCCGCCCGCCGGGGTTGCCCGTGAGCCAGAGGCAGCGGCGGCCGATCTTGTTTCGGAGGCGGCCCCGGAGCTGCAGGAAGACGCTCTCCTCCACCCCGTCCTCGTTCACCTCGTCAATCCAGGCCCAGGAGAGGTTGAACGAGCCGAGCTTCTGATGGGACTTCAGGTTGAACCCGATGACCCGGAAGCCGTTCGGGAACTGCACCTCGGGGATCGGACGCTGGCGGATCTTGCAGCGCCGTTTGATCTCGTCGGGTATGACCCCGAGGAAGGTCTTCCAGGTGGTCTGTTCCAGCTCGTGCCAGTCGTAGCGGGTGATCATCCCCACGCCGCCCTTGCCATCGGCGAGTTCTACCGACTGGAGGAACGCCTCGATGGCGCCACACAAAGTTTTGCCCGAGCCGAAGGCGCCGATGTAGGCGCGGTTCTGCGCGGCGCTCTGGTGGAAGGCGGCCTGCGCGGGCAAGGGCTTATACAGATCGCCTTCAGGTGTTCGGAGTGGTATCCGCATCCAGCATGTCCATCAGGCTGATCTTCGTCTGCTCAAGCTTCACATCGAGCAGCGCCTCGATCCCAGCGCGGTCGTTTCTGTCTATGTCTCGGCGGGCGAGCCCCACCGAGGCGTAGAGGTCGCCGCGCTTTCGGGACGCCTCCATACTCTCGGCGAACCGCTCCTGCTGCCGCTCCTCCCACTCCGCCTCGGTGAGCCGCTCCTCCAGAGGGGTCGGGTCCTGGGCGGCGACCCACGGGTGCTGTTCTTCGAGCGTCTGGAGCACGGTCTGGGTGACGGGCTGCGGATGGCCGTGGCGGCCCAATTCCCTCAGCAAATACCAGCAAGTGTCTCGCAGAATGCGCGCCAGTTCTACCGCGTCGGGATAGGCGGGCTCGGTGATGTCGATGATGTCACTCATAGGTTGTCCCGAACAGTTCGATGTATTCGTCGCATCGCTTTTCTACCTCGACGGCGAGGGCGCGCAGGCCCGCGGCCCAGTCCCGGCCTTCCTGTTTCATGTGGGCGAGGTTAGACATCTGGGTGACGTGACTCTTGACCATCGCCTCCAGCCCGAGCTTGACGATCAGCTCCCTGTCCGTCTTGATCATCCTTCGTCCCTCATGCGCGCGCGCGTATCATTCATCCTGGGCTTCTCTTTGTCGCACCGCATTGTGGAACCCCACCCACTTTCCTCTGACCCATCCCGCCCGGTTGTGGAAGTTCCTCTGCTTGTACTCCGCTTCATTATAAGGAACGTTGTCGTAGACAGTGAAGCCTTCGGGCAGGGGATGGTCCACAGGTTCAGGCGGCGGCAGCGGCGCGAAGCAGGGGCGGCAGGCCCCGGCGCGCTCACTCTTGTTGGAGAGGGACCAGCAATCGGGGCAGATAGCGCCGAGGCATTCCTTACATGAGCCATCTCCGTCGTCGCACCAGCCGCAGTAAGGCTGTTCGCAGTCCCGGCAGGTGCGGACCTGGCTCTCGACCCCATGGCAACCCTGACAGAGGAGGGTGGGCGTGCACTCCGTGCAGCGGTCGGTGTCGCACCTATGGCACCTCGTTATCATCGCCCTTCTCCTTCGCCGCTTTGCGCTCCAGCAGCTTGTCCCGCTCTTCTCGGAGAACGACAGCGTTGAAGCGATTGGCGAGCCGGTGGATCTGCTCCTTATCGTCTTCCACCCGCTCCTCCATCACCGCGAGCTTCTCCCGCAGATAGGCGACTTCCGCCGCGAGGTGCGCCACCTGCCGTTCGAGGAGTTCAAGCGTCATCGGCTTTCACGAGTCGCTCGCCTTCGATCATCAGGCCGCGCTCCTTCAGGATGTCTTCCAGCAGGCCAAACTGATACTTCAGCCCGAAGCGCACGAACCCGGCGATCTCCTCCGGCGTGTAGGTCTTGCCGTCCACTGCAATCACCCACGTCTCCTCACGATCCGTCCTCAAGGTCAGGTCCGGCTTCATCGTCTCCATCGTCTGTCTCCTCCGGTAACGCCTTCAGGCCGGGGCGAGGGACCGAATGCTGAATGACGATCTCGGTTTCGGTGACAGTCTCCCGCTTCTGCACCGCTTTCCCCACCGCGTGCGAGATCAGGGCTTCGAGGGCGATGCGGTCGGGCATCCGCTGGTAGACTCTCACGGGGGTGGCCTTCTTGCACTGGCAGTCATCCAACGGCTTCGAGCAATCGCCGCAGCCTTCATACCAGATCCCCAGCGCCAGATCATTCAGCGCCCGGTGATACTTCGAGAGGTTGGCGAGGCTTAACTCGTGGAACCGCGCCTGCTGTGCGGCGGCTGCCTTCTCACCCATCAGTCATCCTTCAGCCAGGGGCAGGTATCGCGCAGGTGTTCGGTAAGCCCCTTGTTGCTTTGCACCTTCTCCGCGTAGCTCCAATTCATCCAGAGATGCCGAGCGGCACTGCGCGCATCATCTCGCTCCCTTTGCAGCTGCGCCACCAGGTCAACGAGAACGGGGCCGATCTTCTTCCACGCCTTCAGGTCTTTCTCTTCTTCACTATCCACGCTTTTTCACCCATGATACAATCCCAGTATGCCACCTACCACCAGAAAGAAACAGCCGGTCGTGGTCGCCGCGGTCAAGCCGGTCCCGGTGCCCGTGGTCAAACCCGTGCCCGTCCCCGTGGCAAAGGTGAACGTGAAGCTCGCGCCCATCCCCCCTCAATACCGACAGCTTCCCGAGGATCTGGCGCGTGAGATGATGGCTTCCGATCAGCGCGACCTCTTACGAAAAGGCAAGAAGGCGCTGGCGGCAGGTACCGTCACCGGCAAAGGCGACATCCAGCAGTCTACCTCGAAGCCCTCTACCCGCGGCGGAGCCGGCTACATCGGCGTCGGCGGGAAGAAGACCTAGCCCCGATCCTTCCACGCGGCCAGCAGGCTATCCCCGACCACCTGAAGCTTCGCCCGCACCCACGCCTTGAACCCCGCTTCGTCCAGCCCCGCCACCTCCGCCTCGTAGATTGGCAAATGGTCCATTACCACCCTCGTCAGCGCGGAGTGGCGATAGTCACCATCCCCTAACCCAGAGGGCGGCATCTCTCGCTCGTCTCGCTCGTAATGCATCAGTCCCCCTCCTTCAACCACGGCCACCGCGCTTCCCACTCCTCAACCAACGCCCACGGACTAGCGCGATGCTCCCACTCCGCCTTCAGCTCCTTCAAGAACGTCCGCGCCGCCGCCGCCGCCTCGTCTCGCTCATACCGCACCTGACCCAACGCATCAACCAGCACCACCAGCTTCTCCGGCTCCAGATGCCCCTCCAGCGCCTGCAGCAAGAACGCTAGGTCTACCGCCACCTTCTCCCCCAACTCGCTAGCCCCTCTCTCGCTTACACTGAAAAAAGTTGACACCTACAGTATACTAGGCGGGGATGGGGTCAGAATACTGTATACTACTTCCCGTAACCCTTCCAGCCTGTCGTTTCCTCGCCTTGAACTCTTCTCCCGATCCAAAATCACCGTCGGCACGTAAGCGGTAGGGTACCCTATAACGCGGGGGCCGGGGTGCGGGGGCGAACCGGGGGGGTAGTCTCCGCCTCGCATGCGCGCCCGCGTTCACCACAAGGGCCGTGGGCACAGGTTGCCTGGCACAGGCTGCCTGGCTCTGGCTAGTGGTAGGCTGGCGCACATAGAGATAGGGTGATCGGGAGGCACCCTCCCTCCTCGGGCCTCTCCTCTCACCTCCGGCTTAAGAGGATCGCGAGTAGTAGACCTGAACCCCACGGTGCAGCTCTCCACCAGGCCTCTCGTCTCCAGTCCTGCGGAGCGGTGGTGCCCTACCACCAGGTAGAAACGTAGGTCGGGCGGTTCGTCCCGGTTAAGGGAGACCTTAAGCCGAAGGTTCGACACGTCAAGGCCCGTATCCTTCCGCCTTCATTCTCTCCAGCAGTATTCTTTCCTCGACCCACAACTTCTGCTGTTCGACCAGCTTCGCTAGCTTCTTGCTCTCCGGGTGACGCTTCAGGTGATCCGCATACGTCAGCACCTCCAGGTTCTCACGCCGGTTGTCCCATCGGCACTTGTTCTTGTGGTGAACGTGACGACCCGGCTCCGGCTCCATAATCAGTCGGTGCAGAAACAGCAGCTTCGGCTTCTTCCTTGGGTTCCTGAAGTCAGCACACACATACCCCTGCTTCGATCCCCATAGGAACTGGTTCCACCGCAAGAAGTCGTCATCATCCAGCAGCGTGATCCCTCCGCCCGTCCACAGTTGCAGTGCTTTCATCGTGACCGTTCCTCCCATAGCACACAAGCACAATGCGGACCATAACCCCTGCCTGCCGGTAACTATTTTAGCCAGAACGGGAAAATAGTCGGCTTAACCCGCTTGACGTTTCTTCACGATAGCGGTAAGATGGAGTTGTCAGGCAAGAGAGCCGGACCTTACTTGAGGAGAGAGCAAGATGAGTGTTTATGAGACGAACGCCTTCCTTTATGGATACGACGCCCTGATCGGCAAGTCTGCCCGGATGGAGTATCTGCCCACCGCTCGCTCTCGGAAGTGGCGCACCGGCTTCTTCGTCAAGTCTTACTCGGAAGTGGCTTGGACTGCGGCGATGAGACTGGTTCAACTGGGCGAGGTTAGCTCCTTCCGCTTTGTCGCGGCCTAATCACTAATCAGGCAGCAGTGCCTACCCTTCCTTGAGGAGATAACGAAGATGCATAGCCAGTTCAATGTTGAGGTTCGCAATTGGGAAACAGGAAAGAGCTTGTTCACGGCTCGGATGAATGAGAAGGCTGACGCGATCCTCTGGGCCGAGCAGTATCTTGCCGGGATGGATCACACGAACCGCTGCGCTCGGGTGTGGGAGTATCCACAGACCTCTCGGAACAAGGGTGGCATCCTGAACAAGATCGTCTGGGACAGTCGCTTTCCTAACGAGGTCCGCTAATGAAGAACGTCAAGGCTCAAGTTCTCTGGACTGACTGATTAGAAGGAGCATCGATCAATGGAAACCCGAGCAATGAATTACCTTTTGGTTCAGGCGAATGCCGCTGCTGTCCTGGCATCCGATACTCTTCGGCTCCACGCGATCATCGCACAGGGGAGGTTCAACGAGGAAGTGTGGGCTGCTGTCTGCTCTCTCGTCCGCACCATCAATGACAACCATTCGGTAATCGTGGATAGCATCGCGGGGATGGACGAAGTGGACGGCCAGCAGGCAGAGGACGAGGCCACATACCAGAGGGAGATTGCACTGTAATGGACCCTAACGAGACGCTCAAACAGATTGATCGGTTGGCGCTTCAGCGCTTCAATCATCAGGAAGCAGCCGAGTATTGCGCCGATCTGCTGGAATGGTTGACGAAGGGTGGGTTTCAGCCGAAGTGGGATCTCTATCCCCGCGGCGAAGGTTTCTTCCTCGGCTGGAAGAGCTGCCTGCAATGATCCCGGCTATGCAAGTCGCCTGCTGTCTCGTCGTCACTCTCGCCCTGTTCCTGGGCCGTAGGTTTGGAGGATAGAAAATGGATACCGCAATTCAGACAAAGACGTTGGCCGACTTCATTGATACCTATAGCATCACGATGTCCTGCGAGCGCACCTATTCCAATCCTGCGATGGGCAATGATGAGTGGGCAAAGACTGCCACGCATTGGCGCTGCATCCTCCTCTGCTGCGAGACGGGCGCCCAGATGGAGACGGTGTTCTCAATGGGCAGTGGGCTGAAGGGTTCGCCCACAAAAGCGGATGTGCTGTCCTGCCTGCGTGACGATGCCAGGTCCATTCAGGACAGCACCGAGTTCGAGGATTGGGCCGAGGATCTCGGCTATGACACGGATAGCCGCAAGGCCGAGCGCATCTATACGCAGGTTCTCGCGCAAGCCCTGAAGCTGCAGCAGTGGCTTGGCGCTGCTGGCTATGCTGCCCTCCTCCACACGGAGGAGGAAGCGTGACCGTTTGTTCCGTTCTCTGGCCCGCTGCCTTGCTGGCCTTCTTCCTGGCCGTGTGCTGCATA